CTCTTGCCTTATCTCTTATTTCTTTTAATTTCCTTTGATGGTTATCTTGAGCGATTCTTGTGAGTTCTAAGTTTAACTCAATATCCTTAAGACGTTTTTCATTTTCAGCACTCTCATCTTCTGTGTACGCTTGTTGAGCAAGTGTCAACTCATCTAATAACTTGCTTTCCTGAAGTGCTAAAGCCTTGGCTTGATCGCCTCTTGCTTGTGCAATCTTTATCTGCCTTTCCGTTTCGTCTATGTTGCTCTGGATTGCTTCATTAAATCGCTCTTGTTGTCTTGCAGCCTCTGAAGTTATACCTGCTGCATCTGTCATTTGCTGAAATACTGAACCAATTAAACTGCCTAGTTTTTCAAGTATCGGGAAAGTCTTTGTTAAGTAAGAAGTGAATTTATCCCAGTTTGCAAGTAATGCTCCAACTGCAACAGCAGCCGCACCAATACCTGTGGCAATTAATGCACCTCTTAACGTGGTAAATGCTGTTACAACTTTACCCCTAACAGTTGCCGCAAGGTTTACAAGTGCCGGTCCAAACTCTTGTAAGTCTTTAAGACCTTGAGAGAATACCATTGCACCCTGAACCTTAAGCATGACTTTTTCAAGCTCCTCAGATTCCCCACCAAACAAAGCAACAGCCCCAGCCGCTACCTCAAAACCAGCCGTCACACCTTGAGCCGCACGGAATAATTGGTCAGAACCTCCACGAGCTGCATCAATGGCAAAATCAAGCTGCTCCATCTCTTGCTTATAACGACCTGCAACCTTGATGGCTTCTTGTGTACGCTTGTCATTGATTCCAAATTGCTGAGCTAATCGCTCCGCTTCAAGTTGGGTCTGCGATACTGCATCGCCTAAATCTTCATAAGCGTCTGCCGCTTGTTTTACTGTATTGACTCCGTTTACGTCAATATCTATATTTACTGCTTCGTTTATTGCCATTTTAGTGTCCGTGTGTTATAATCCAGTATTGTGAGCCGTCAGACATGAGTTGATCGTATCCGTTTTTGGCGTTATCTGAGTGAGATGTTGCATCGTCTATAAGTACAGACCCATCCCCTGCGTTTATCGTTACCGAGTTTGCTGATTGTGTTTTTTTAACTACATACATCTTTCCCTTGTTTGCATCGCTTGGAGTGGGTAGAGTAACCGTTACACTGCCGTTTGTTGTATCGCATAAAATGAGATAATCGTCATAGGTTGCTAAGTATGGCGAATCTGTGTCGTCTATATTCACCACCTTACCAGAACCTAACCAAGCACCAACGACAGGGTAATTTTCTACATAGACCCTTTCACCCTCAGGAATCTCAAAGCTTGTACAATTTAAAGCCGTGACATTGTCAAAGGTATTTATCACGTCGCTACTTCCAACTATCGTATTTACTACCCCAGCGTTTAAGATGTCAGAACCTACCAACACGCTATCTCCACCGCTTCCGATATTGTCCCCTATATTTACCCCATCGCTACTATTTGGAGATGGTAGAAATTTCGGTCTGCCTTGTGGAGGATAAAGGTCAGGGTTGTAAACGTTATCCGTATCAAAACCACCTTCACCAACAAATCTACTTCCTGTGCTGCTTGGCTCATAAAAAACCGAAAGCAAGAACTCGCACTTTGTCAAGCCTTCACTTTGTGGATCGTAATCAACTATCTTGTTAAGCTTCCAATATTGACCCTCAAAGAAATAAAGACTGTTGAATCTGAGCTTCTGAAAGTCAGCAGGTGTGATTCTGAAATATCCTCTAAACAACTTAGAATCCTTGTCTATGATTTCCGCAATTGTACGGTAGTAATAGACGTTAATTAAGTTCTGATTGCTATATGTAAAGCCGTAAGTGTTTATTCTTGTAGGCATACCCCAAAGCAAATCAAAGCTCATATCATAAGGATCGTCAACGTGAGTGGTAACAGGGTAGTAATTTATATTCCTTGTGCCTGGTGTTGGTCCAGTGTATAGGTTATATTGAAAGCCTAACGTTTTAGTACCTGCATAGTATAAGATTCTTAAACCTCCTGCTTTCTCTCCTTCCTCTGTGCTGCATATAGAATAAAATCTATTATCCTCTGTTTCTATAAATTGGGTAGGTTCAAACTTCACCTCAATCTTTTTCTCATCCTTTATGAAGTCGTTATCTACTCGAATGGTTCTATCTCCGTAAATTCGTGCAGATGATTCTTGATACTGCTCGTTTTGGATGTCGCTTCCTTCTGCATAACTAAACACATAGGGATTGTTTTGTAGTTCCCCCATGGGAAGAATCTCATGAGCTTGATTGTAATCTAATTTTTGTGACCAGTCCACATTTGATCCATCGTAGAACTCATCACGAGGAACAAATCGCAAAGTGCCATCGTCAAGCTGCTCAATGTATAAATTGAACATCCTAACCAACGATAAGATGAAGTCCTTTTGTGTATGGTCTTGGTCAAAGAAATAACCGAAATCTACTGTCCCCTGATCTTGTATGGTTGATGGATTGCTGGTGTTGTAAACTTGTGTGTCTGTGGTAAGCGTTAAATGATCGTAAATGGTAGCTATTACCCGACCCGCATCTCTTACCTCTGTCGCTCGATAAACAAAATAAACCTCATCGTTTTGAGCTAAGTCAATCACAAAATTAGTTACTCCGCTAAAAGTCCAACTGGCTGTATTGGTCGATGTACTTTCTATCAATACAGCTCTTTCTAAAGTTGAGCCAACATACATATCTATGATGACACTTGCAAAGCCCGATTGACTTAATGGCGTTGTAATTGTAAGTGAAGCATCAAGCTGAAAAGTAAACGTATAACTACCAGGAACAGGAGCGGTGTATTTATAAGTCCCTGTATCGTAATTACTGCCGTTATCATAAAAGTTACCGCTTGAATCGTCATCAATAGGGAATGTGCCACCACTTGAAACAGTTGTTCCACTGGATACACCAGCATAAAATAAACGATCACTGATTGCCGTCTGCCCTGTGCTTAATCCCTCGTTTGAAAAAGGAACAATTAAACGCTTAAATCTATCAGATGTAAAAAAGCTATCGCTTGAATAACTGTACCCGTTAACACTAAATATCTTATCAACTACTGTCTTAGCATATAGACAAGGTGTGTGATCGCTTGTTCTCCATTGGTCAAACCTAATGTTTCCTGAACGCTTCGGTAGTATTTGGCTCCATACATACCCAACACCATACTCAAAAGGCTGAGTGCTTCCATCAACATAAATAGAAGTATCCCAAGAATCCTTGATGTTTTGGATGTTTAAAACGTGGTTGTATTCACTGAAGTCAAGGTCTGAAAGCTTGGCGTTCTCTATATCAGTAAATAGATTGGCACTCTCTCCGTGGATCGTTGCTTGATACTCAATATCGTCATTATCTAAGACGTTGATTTGCGTCAATCTTATAAAACCCCTCATTTGCTCCATGCCGTCTAATAAGACAGTGCAATTTGCTTTCTTGTTAGGGTTGAAAGATGTGCCTGTTATACTATCGCCTACCTCAAAGAGATGTCCAAATAATTTGTTGTTTACAGACGTACCCGGTATGGTAATAGTCTTACTCCAATCGCTTGACCTATTCTCAGGGTTGCGAATATCTGCAATGCTCTTATTGATTAATATCTGGAAGCTCTCTGAGAGTTCAACCAGTTGTTCGTTGACTAATAACTCAATCATAAAATCTGTGCTTTATCTACAAAGCTATGCTCTACCTCCAACGTCAAGTTAAACACCTTATCGTTGACATGATATCTCTGCTCGTAATCGCTTGTTGAGATGTTGATTGGTACCAATGCCGTGTCATACATCCACACTCGTGGTGAGTTGATTAATTGCTTGAGCCATTCAGCTTCTACCTCTGTGATATTATTTGAGTTCAACCTGGTTCGCTGAGTCATCTCTGAATAATAGGTTGACTTGCTATGTTCTAACCTATCGTATGAATAAGCCCCACCGCTCAAGGTGTATGGATTCTTTCGGTAGTCCTTTCTATTAACGGAGAAGTTATCACGCCTCACTCTGTCAAATCGGAAGCTCTCAACTGCCCCATATTTGTTTAGGAAGAAAAGGTCAACAGATTCGTACTTGGAGCAGCGATTGTCTATCGTTATAGTGAACGCAGAACCAACCGCACTATTGCCCGAATCCTCAGGCGTAATCGTGTAAGACGTTGTTCCGCTCGGAATACCACCTGGTATGTTCGCTCCAATAGGGAAGCGAGTGATGTCAGAGCTGGTCGCAGAGATGTTAGTGCTACTACCCCCAGAAAAAGACACAGATAGATGGTCGATAGAGCTGTCATGTAAAGCGAATAGCCAATCTTTTTGATTTTCATGTATGCGTTTTGATGTTAGTGATGTGAGGAAATTTGCACTGCTACCCGTTCCCATCATGTAGTCAGCCTCATCGTAATCCAAGAAATCCAAGGGATGTAATGATCCATTCCAAACGGTGTTCCCTGTAACTTGAGTTACTCCTGTGGTCTGAACGATTGGCGTAGTTGCTCCCGTGCTATACTCATAACCGAAGTCAAGAATGTAGTCAAACACACTATTAGAGCATCCACTAGCTGCCGTGTCATTGTAATCCCAATCATAAGTGACATAATCGCCTAAAATTCGTGATATGTTAAACACACCCTCATCGGATGAGCTGTAATGTATAGGAGCTTTTAAACGGTTGAGCAGTGTACCCGATCCGTTCTTGATATCGCAGATAAATTTAAAATTGAAATTTGAAGTTATTGCCGTGCTGCTTTCATCTACAACCCACAGATTGTCATTGTAGGCTGGTTGATGTGTTCCACTGACTTGGTGACTTGCTGATAGTGCCATCTATTTATAATTAAGAAATCAAGCGAAGTGGCTGAATTAGAGCAGTTCATTTAAACAAGCACAGACATAACTCTCAAAACCTGATGCAGCCGCTTTCTCTAATCGCTTCTGCCTCTGTTTGCTGATGGTGGTGTGAAAGGCAAGGGTATTGAGAAACTCAGTCAATGGCATCTCTAATATGGCGTCCCACTCTTGCCGTCTACCACCTGCTAATCTATCGACGAGTCCGAGCCATCCGAAAACATCTCCTTTGCTTTCTTCACCTCCCCCTTCAAATAGGTTAGGGTAGTTTTTAATAATTTCGGATAGAGAGCCGAAAAAAAAAGCGAGTATTTGTAAAACTGTGGAGCAGGTAGATCCTTGAAATTGTCAACCTTCCACTGATAATCATCCTCTATTTTTCGCCCAAAGATGTTGACTCTGTAACTTAAACAAGCAATGATTTTGTGCAGCGTCTCTATCTTGTCGCTATCCCCTAACTCTTGTAGTTCAATAAAGTGGTGTGCCTCCATGGACTTGGCATTCTTGACGAGCTTGAATCTTCTGCCCTTGTGTTTGAATGTCCACTTCAATCGGTGCTTTGGTTCTTGCTCTAAAAACGACAGGTCAATTTTCCGCAAGTCGTTTAGTGTCCACTTCTCAACCTCCTCATAAGTCAGCCCTTTAATTATCGCTATTGTGTGAGCTGTTTTCTCAATAGGGTTAAGGTCATCAGGAAGCTCCCCAATCTCTTGAAGCATTCCTATTGTAATATCTTTCCATTTAAGCATAGTAGAATAGTCCTGGTTTGTTGTGTTGTTTGCAATCCCACGCCAGAGCCAATGACATCACACAGTCATCATGCAATCCGACAGGGGCTGTGTATCTCACTCCTGTTCTTGTGTATTCAAATTCAAAGTTACGCATTTCATCCGCAATCACCCCCTCAGGAAATTTAACTTGCTGACCTTGTACTGCCACCACTAACCCCTCTATCAGTTGCTGCTTTGATTGGCTCGTAAATTTAAAGCCTTTGATTCTTGGATGCTGCCTTTGAAGTTGCTCAACGATAGGATCACCAACTCCTGTACTATCCACAAAAGCAGGTGTGTTGCCTATGGTTGCTGTTATCTTTTGAAGTGTCTGTGACCAATCAGCTTGGAATCTATCAAAGTGAACGACCTCTCCCTTTTCGTTTATTCCTATGATGACTGTCCAGTCTGTGTATTTGGCAAGGTCAATTCCGTATGCTGTGGGTGTGCCGGTACTCTGTTGGATACAAGCGTCAATGTTATCATGTCCAAACGGGTTAGAATTATCATCAGCAGGTTCTGCTAAGTATAACTCACGAAATACATACTCAGGTAAATCTCTCTTAGCTTGTTCTATCTCCTCACGTTCAATGATGCCCTCATCTGCCGCATCGTAAGCCGTTATTTTGAAATACTCCATATTGGGATCGCCAGACTTTGCCCTCTCTCCTAATTTATAAAACCAATTCTTTTTGCCCTTGACGTTTCCAATTAGTTTGCATTTGCCCTGTGTCGCTGTTAGGGTTGAACGTAAAGCAAACCAACTGTCCTCTCTTGCTCTTGATGCCTCATCAAATACCGCAGCATACACATCGTCACCATACAAGTTATCAGGTTTCTCTGCCGATTTAAACTCAATCCTTGAGCCTACCGGTGTTATCAGTGTCAACTTGCTTTCATTGGATACAAAGAAGTTTTTCTCAGTCACCTGTGCCTTCATTCTTCTGAATGCAATCTCTGCCTGTTGATACACAGGAGCAACCCACCAAACTGATTGATTCTCTTTTAAACTAAGCGACTGCTCAAATAACCAAATGATATGACTTGCCGTTTTACCCGTCTTAGTAGATGCAGCCGTTATCGTGTAACGTGCCTCACTATCAAGGATGGCTTTTTGGTAGCTCGTCAGTTTTGGTCTTGAGTAGTTTATTTGCATACTTGCCTGAGTAGGTCTACACGCTTTTTGTTTATGGTGTCAAGGTTGTGGTGTTGGTTGCAATACTGGTAATTTATCTCACCTACCTCTTTGACTTTGTCAGACTTGATTAGCTTTCCAATCTCTGACCAATCGTTGTTCTTGACAAAGAAACATCCGAGGTTATCTCGGTGGTTCGTGTATGGCTCAACTGATGAAACAAAGATAGGCAACTTGTAGGCTGCTGCCTCTAAGATTTTCAGCTCTGACTTGTAACGGTTGAACTGTGTTTTTTGCAATGGTGCTAAACAGATATCAATTTCAGAGTAGTACTTGCCAAACTCGTTTGCTTTTGTTCCTACCCTTGTCTGAAACCACTCAGGGCGTTTATGTCTTGGCTCTCCTGTAATTGCCTTCTCCATTGTTGCCCAATCGGGTACATTCTCATGGAAGCCACACATTAAGAACCTCGCTCCGTATTCATCACAGATAGGCTTTATTTTGTTGCTGAGCAACTTTAAGTCTTCTGTATGTGATAACCCTCCTACCCATCCGATTGTAAAAGGATGCTCTGTTTCTGCTTTCCATTGGCTCTGATTGTAGTCTAAAGCATTGGGGATAATCGTGACGTTTGTATTGAACTCTTTGACCTTCTCCTCAAGTTGCGGAGTGGTAACCATTACCGCATCGGCATAATGTAAACTGTCTTTGATGCCATTCTTGATGTATGCTCGGTAGAACTTGTACGCTGGGTTGTACTTCGGAAGCACCCAATAGTCATCAATATCAACAATGAAAGGGATTTTCTTTTTAGCCAGTACCGGTAAGATGTTGTATTGGAGTTTACCCAGCCATCGGTTGAATACCACGCAATCGTATTTCTCAAAGGGCAAATCAGCCCATTCATTCTGATCCACGGACACATCAACTGTGATGCCGTAGTCAATTTGAATTTTGACGTAAGGGGTGTATAGCCTGTGAAAGCTCACCCCATTCATGCCGTCAAGTAATAAAAGAATTCTCATTAGAAAGGCATATCATCCTTCTCTTTCGGTGGTCTTGGCACTGCCACATAATGCGTAGCCTTTGACCTGTCGTTTTGAGTCTTGAGTTTCTGCACTCTGATTCGCACATCTCCGTACTTGTTAATCTCAAGCTTTCCGTCAGCCAATGCTTGTTTGAACTTCTCCACGTTAACCGTGATGTTTAAGCCGTAGTCATCTGACCAGGCGTTTCCAAGGAATGTAATTTCGTCCATATATATTTACCTTTTGTGTTTAGTCTAAATTAAGTGTCACGTTAACAACCTTTGCTTCTACGGTTGCATCTACCGTTTCTTTCGGCTTACCATATACCCGACTCAGTAAAGTGTCCATTGAATAGAGTGAGCCTTTCTCATACGATTTAATGATAGCCTTTGCAACTGTCTTTTCTAACATGGTTGCTCCTTCGTTTTTGAGTACCTGTTTAATCTCCTTCTCATCCATTGCCATGATAGCCTGAATGCTGTCGTTTACCTCTGAAAGTTTATAGCCTTCCTCCTTCATCAAGGTGGTGAACTTCTTAGGTCTGCCATTAGGATTGTTGGTTTCCCCTTTCTCTGGAACTTTGAGTGTGCCTCCGTTTCTGCCTGGTATCTCTTTCATTACTTTGTTATTACTTTGTAATTACGTTCATTCATCTTTACCTTATGGACAACCTTGAGCATCTCTTTGTGTTGCTTTTTATCACCGTATTCAATGTGACATGACCTGCATAATCCCATAAGATTTTCAATCGTGTCCTTGTTTCCTCCACCCATACCCCTTGCCTCTATGTGGTGAATGTCAACGGCTGTATTGCCGCATAGTTCACAAGGTATCCAATCCGTCGGATGGTAGTTCATCTCCTTGAGATAAATCTTGGTGTGTTTTTTCAATGCGTTTCCTCCTTTTGCGTTTTGGTTTTTGCTCGTCATCAGCAAGAGTGTTTAGTTCCTTCTGCTGTGCTTCCGCTCTGATAATCATTGAGAGCATCCCCTCAACTACACAGTTGCCGCACGTTGGAAGTGGTTTACCCATCTCTTGTAAGTACACTGCTCTGAACTCTACGTTCTGTTCAGGTGTCATCTTCAGCACTTGTGTTTCTTTCCATCTTTGGAATACTGGCAGCATCTCCTCCAGTATGAATGTTATTTGTTCTTGTGTCATGTTATTTTATTAAAGGTGCAAAAGCATATAATTTGTAGATTTAATAGCACTTTATATGTAATTACATATTGCAATTACCCCGAAAAAGTGGTAATTAATTATTCTCCCAACATCTCCTTTATGTTTTGCTCTGAATATCCAGCCGCAAGGCACAACGACCTGAGCAACTCTTGAAGCTCTTGTATGTTAACATCATCGTGTTTTGTTTCAATCGTTATCTTCGTTCCGTAATGTTCCAGAGTTAGTTTCATTGAGTATTCTGATTACTTTGGTTAACGCTTCATTGACTTCGCTGGGTCTTGGTTGACTTAGTGCAAAGCCCCTTCGGTATTTTAAATGTCTTTCTAATGTGTCAATTACTTCTTTCAAATCTT